ATAACATTGAATTATGGTCGGTGGGATAGTCATAGTGCTAATTTTGATTTGGTGCGTCATCATGGCTCAAGATTAGACCAATGTGTTTCAGCATTGGTTGAAGATCTTGATCAACATGGTATACTAGATGATGTAACCGTAGTGGTTTGGGGTGAGTTTGGTCGTACTCCTAAAGTCAATAAAGATGCAGGTAGAGATCATTGGAGTCAAGTAAGTTGTGCGTTGCTGGCTGGTGGCGGAATGCAACATGGTCAAGTGATCGGATCAACCAACAGATATGGAGAAGAAGCGGTAGATAGACCTGTGCATACCCAAGAAGTTTGTGCTACAATGTATAAAGCAATAGGTATTGATCCAACAACCGAAACGATTATCGACAATACTGGAAGGCCGCAGTATCTCTTAGAACATAGAACTCCCATAAAGGAATTGATATAATGGAAACTAATGAACTAGGAAGAACAGATATTGAAGAAAAATCTCCTTTTCTTGAACCGGTTGAAAAATCTATGGGGGAGTTTTGGCAAATTAAATATAAATCACTGGCACCTAATGCACATGTTCCGACACAGTCTCATGACTCAGATGCTGGATGGGATTTGTACTCAACACATCCAGTGATTATTAAAAGTGGCGATAGAAGCACGATTAGTACTGGAATATCTTTAGAAATACCTCCATCTTTTGTTGGGTTGATTTGGCCTAGATCTGGTTTGTCTGTTAAAAATGGTATTGATATACTAGCAGGAGTGATTGACTCTGGGTATAGAGGTGAAATAAAAGTATGTTTATTTAATACTTCAACTGAAAATATACAATTAGAAGCCGGAGATAGAATTGCACAAATATTATTTCAAGAAGTTCCAAAATTTAAAATGGTTAACTCTGCGGAATTAACAGAGACAGAAAGGAAAGATAAAGGTTTCGGATCATCTGGTGCCTAACATGTTTTACCAACCAATAGAAAGCAATGATGAAGAGACGCACAAAAAAAACAACACCAAAAATTAAACCACTCGTAGCAAGAACAGATAACCAAAAGGAGTACATTAGAGCAATTAGAGAAAATGATGTAGTGTTCTGTTCTGGGCCAAGCGGTAGTGGCAAATCATTCATAGCCGCTGGCATAGCTTCAAGTGATCTTCATAAAGACGACATAGACAAGGTTATAATAACAAGACCTCTTGTTTGTACAGGTAAGGACATCGGATCTTTGCCCGGAGGCATACTGGATAAAATAGCTCCATATTTGATGCCTATGCAAGAGCATTTTAAATATTTTCTCGGTCAAGTATATTACGGTCATTATTCTAACAATGATAGAATTTGCTATAAGCCCTTAGAGGTTATGCGTGGCTCTACTTTTCACGATTCAATAATGATACTTGACGAGGCACAAAACTGTACAATAGAACAAATAAAAATGTTTATAACTAGGATGGGCGAAAATTCTAAGGTTATCATTAATGGGGATATAGACCAAACAGACATCAAAAATAGAAGTGGGTTATCAGTATGTATAGACAAATTGCAAAATATAGAAGGTGTTTCTACTATTAACTTTGACTATAGCGATATACAGCGTAATAGTATTATCGGGAAAATACTAACAGCTCTTGAGGACGCAGCTTAGAAGGGGATTTTTGTGAATAAGTCACATCAAAATACAGTAGTTAAGAGTATAAACGTTGATGGATTAGTGGGATGGATTGGAGACTTTGGAAAACCTGTGAGTATTAGTGACTCTGTCAAAGGCGTTCCTGTTCGTGATGTTTTAAAACACGGAGTGTGTACATCAGCTTTTTCAGATCAAACCGAATTCAATGTCATACGGTTTAAAGGTGTAACTTTAAAAATATCCTATGATCGAAGACCATCTGTCGATGATGACATACAGGTGTTTTTAGACACTGAAGGTAAACCGCTTTTTGATTTTGACGAATAATAACAGGAGAAGATACGATTATTACTTATCATTATAAATGTGCTAATTGCGAACATGAACTGGAGGTAGAGCAATCCATTAAGGATAAACCTCTGAGTAAATGTTCACACTGTGGAAAGAATGCATTGGAAAGGATTGTGTATGGAGGATCTCATGTCGTATGCAATGATGCTAAAACGATAGGACAATTAGCAGAACGTAATTACAAGAAGAACAAGGGTCAGATAGAAGATAGTATTGCGATTAAAAACAAAGGCAAACAAAAATCAGTAAATAAGAACATGCCAGCAACAACAAGGGATATATCTAAGATGACAGCTAAACAAAAACAAACATATATTATGGAAGGTAAAATATGAAGGATATTGATTTTATACAAGATCCGAGCTTGTTGCCACAAGAGCAACGTGATACTATATGGTTTAACAAAGACGGTAAAGAGGTCACAAATGAAAGTGAAATCATTTTTGCTAAAGTACTTCTTCAGGGCAACATCGACTATCATTATGTAAGAATGCAAGATGACGGTATGATATGTGACCCTTTACGGTCTCGTATTAGATCAAAAAGAACAGAGACAGTTAAGATGAAGAAGGTTTCAAAAGCTGTATTCGACTTTTATATGATGTATCTTCATACAAAAAACAATATTTACATAATCAGAGCACAAAGGGGATTTATCAATGGTTAAAAAGGGACCGCTTGGAAAAGCAGAACAGTTTTATATTAAAGAACAATACAAGGAAATGAGTGTTGATGATATGTGCAAGGAGCTTGACAGAGCAAAGACTCTTGTCAAGAGACACGTTACCAAGTGTAAAAAACAAGAAGATGATGAGACTCAAAAAGCATTTACTGCTGGTTCTCAATTTGGTATTAGAAATGGGTCTGTAGTTATGACGCAGAATGCTTCTCAGATGAGTGACGACGCTAAAACTACCAAAAGCAAGATTACGTCTAGACAAGCCGCATGTATAACTGGGACCGGAAAGACAAATGAAAAAGACTAATTGGCTTGAACAATATAGATCCAATAAGAGTGCTATTTGGATCAATGTTATGTTAACGAACGGTCAAGAGTTCTACTACGACAAATATGACGGATGGCTTTCTATCAAAGAGAAGTGTGAAAAAGAAGCTCTTTTTGTAAAAGAATTAACTTTACAATTTCGTTCGCATGAGGTAGAAATAGACTTGACAGACGCAGAAGGTGTGTATTTAATACGTTCTGCTATGGGCCAATTTGGTGGCACCACAAAGAATTACTTCACCACTGGAATTTTGAAACAAAACAAAGTGTATAAGAAGATGTGGATTGTGCCAGAGTTGGTTGTTGATAAAGAAATTGAAGACAATATTGAAGATTGTTTTGAAGAAGCTTTAATATATGCGAAAAAGAACTGAAAAAAGCAAGTATAAACATCAGTCTACTGGTGAACACTGTACTTGTGCAGCTTATATTGCAGAAATCATGTGTATGAAATATGCAGAATTTAAAAATAAAGGCTCATTACCTTATAAGTTCTGGAATATAAATCCTTGGAAATGGACTTATTTAAAACAGTTGTATGCGGCAAATGCACTATTGAAGACATATAGTGAGGCTGGCATTATTAGAGCTATCAATTCTACAGAATTTGGGAGGATATTCTCACTTAAGAACAGAAGAGCCTTGCCTATTATCAAAAAATATGATAAGATAGTAAAAGAGAATCTCGATAAAAATCAACAGCTTGATGTAAAAGAGAATCCGGAAACAAGATCTTCTACTTTTGGCAAAAGATCAAAACTTAGTAAACTAAGGGATATGAAATTCAATGGCAAAAAGAAAGAGTAGCAAGTCAAATAAGTTTGAGGGCGATGATATTTGTAATTCATTGCACAAAGTTCATGGCGACATGATTACTAAAGGCAATAAGGTTTTAGATAGTATTTTAGACCTTAAGAATGTTAGTGTTTCTCCCGCCCTAGATGATGCTTTGGGTGGAGGATTAACAGAGGGTCAAGTAGTTGTGATGACAGGCGACCCTAAGACGGGTAAGAGCGTGACCTGTTTACATATTGCCAGTAAAGCACAGGCTATGGGCAAGAGAGTGTATTATGTAGATACTGAATGTAGATTAGAGAGAAAGCATCTTGAAGGAATCAAAGGTTTAAATGTTGATGATGTAAATGTTATTGGTCCTCATGACGAAATGAAATCTGCTGAACAATATTTGAATATGATAGCAGATGTAATAAAGTCAGATGAAGGTGCTGTTATAATCATTGACTCTATATCTAATATGCTGCCGCAAGAAGAAATGATTGGCGACTTGACATCTAGGGTAAGAGCACAGCTACCCAGATTGTTGTCTATATTTTTAAAGAGGACCGCGTCAGATATTAGACAGAACCGTGTAATTATGATTTGTATTACTCATAACATAGCGAACACTGGTGGTTCTAAATGGAGTCCTGAAAAGAAATCGGACAGTGGAAATCAGTTACAGTATCAAGCTAGTACAAATATGGTAATAACCCATAAAGAACGTTGGCAATCTAGTGCTGGTGAAGATCTTGGCCAAAAAGTCAATTGGTTGATTAAGACTTCTGCTGCCGGAGGCATACCTAACACAAGAACCGAAAGTTGGATAAGATATGGTATAGGTATAGACGAGGCTAAAGAAGTAGCCAACGTAGCTACTGATTTATCGCTGATTAAAAAGTCTGGCTCATGGTTTACTTTGAATACGTTTATAGATGATAGTGACAATGAAGAGATACAAAAAGTATTGAAGGAAAAGGATGTAGATGTTAGTAAGCCTGAAGAGATAGAAAAGTTTTTTAAAGTTCAAGGTCTTGATAATGTATCAGAGTTTCTTAGTACATATCCAGCACTCTGCAAAGTCCTACAAGATAAGCTGAAATTCATATGAAAGTTAAAGGTCTCAATGATAGGGTCTACAAGTTACAACTACATAAATATATTGTAAAAAATAATGATCCAAGACCGAGATCAAAATTTCATTTATCAGCTAGGGGATTGTTGAACGACATCTATGGTAGCCATTGGATTCTTGAAGAAGTAAAGCTTCCTGGAAGCAGGAATAAAGCATTAAAATCCACATTATTCCTTGACTTTTTCATTCCACATATTAAAGTTGCTGTTGAGGTTCATGGTAAGCAACACTATGAGTATTCTGCTTTCTTTCATAAGTCTATTGCGGGATTCAAAGAATCCATTAAAAGAGATAACCTGAAGCAAGATTGGTGTGAGCTAAATGAAATCTCACTAATCGTTTTAAAATATAGTGATGATATAGAAACTTGGAGAGAACAAATTGAACAATTCTAATATCGAGGAAAAACTAAAGGAATTCCTTCAGAGGATTGATGATTATATCAGCAATAAAAACTTAGGAACCTTAAATTTTCATGAGGAACTAAAAGAAGCTGAATTATTTTCAGGTAAAGAATTAAGAGACTTGTCACAAGAAGATTGTTTTAATTATGCGTTTCTGTTGTATAATTATGCCGATTACTTAATCGGAGAAAGAGCCAAGCAGCAGAATGTAATATCATTTTGCGAAGAGTTTATTAATAAGATCGTAGCTAGAGATTTTATGGATGTAGAAAAATTCTATACAACTAAAGAAATTAAAGTAGCGATGATAACAAAGGATAATCATGTGGCACAAAAATTGATAGAATTTAAACATATAGCAGAGTCGAGAATTAGATCTCTCGAAGGTAGAGAGTTCAATATAAAAAAGAAGGCCGAATGTTTATTAGAGAAAGGTAAACGAAAATGAGTGTTAATGATTTTAATATCAGCGACATGACCGACGAAGAAAAGAATGTGTTATTAAAACAGTTGCTTTCTAGCACAGAAAGTACTTCTACTCCAACCAATGGAGATTCCGTAGAGGCAGCACAAGTCAATGATGACTTTTCTGTCACTAGAACCAAACAAAAGAGGGAAGATAGAAAAGTGGTAGCCGGTAAAAATACATGGACTGATGATCTTAGTGAACATCAGGACGATTTGAATGAGACACCTGATTACAAACCTGTAACAAGAAGGAGAAAGTCTCCTAAAAAATCTCGCGTTGAATGTCATGTCTGTGGTAAGTCTTTTAATATTGATCCAAGAATGGCATATGGTGAATTTCAACGGTGTAACAAGTGTGCTGGGCAATAAATAATGACTCACAAGTTGTCAGATATTGGAGCAGAACGAGCAGTTTTGGCTGGGCTTTTTGCGTATGGAATGGAATCCTATGTAGAAGTATGTGACATAATAGATGTCAATAGCTTTACGCATAAGAACAATCAAGTTCTATACAAGTGTGCAGCAAAGGTTTTGCAGAGTGAAGCGACAATAGATCTTCCAGCAATACTGTCTGCTGCCGAACAATTAAATCTGTCAGAAGTAGTTAATTCAACACAAGAATTAGAATACATTAATTCGTTACTTGATTTTCCGATCAGTAAAGACAATGTATGTTATTTTGCTGCACAGATTAAAAAGTTCGAATTTGCCCGTAAGATAAAAAAGCTTACAACAACGATAGCTAAAGATGTAGAAAATATAAATGGTGACGAGAGCATTGATGAAATTATCAATCTCATGGAAAATCCCATTACCGATTTTCTACGAGAAGACGATGGTAACAACAAGTCCGACAAACTAGGGAAGGGAATTGATGAATACTTAGAATTCATTATGGAGAATCGTTGTGATCAAGTAGGTGTGTCTACAGGTTATGATAGATATGATGCGGCCATAGGTGGAGGATTAAGACCAAAGTGTGTAGATTTAGTTTCTGCACGGCCTAAGACTGGCAAGAGTGTGTTTGGTGACAATGTAGCTATCTATGTCGCTCGGCAGGGAATTCCAGTGCTGATGCTGGACACAGAAATGTCACAGGAAGACCATTTAAATAGGATCATATCTAATCTAAGTAGTATACCAATTAACGATGTTTCTACTGGTAAATTTGTAGATGATCAAGAAAAGATATTAAATGTACAAAATGCGGTTGACGAAATTAAAGAGATGCCGTATAACTATGCTAGTGTGGCTGGTAAATCATTCGAACAGATAATGAATATTATCAAGCGATGGTTAATTCAGGATGTCGGGCAAGATGAGAATGGTCGTACTAATCCTTGTCTTGTTGTATATGATTATTTAAAGTTAATGTCTTCAGGGTCTATTTCTGGTCATATTCAGGAGTATCAGGCATTAGGATTTCAGATTACAGAGTTGCATAACTTAGCAGTTAAGTATGACTTTCCCTGTCTTGCTTTTGTCCAACTTAATAGAGATGGAATTACTAAAGAGTCAACTGATACCGTTAGTGGCTCTGATAGATTAGTTTGGTTGTGTACATCCTTTTCTATATTTAAAATGAAATCACCAGAAGAAATTGCTGAAGATGGTCCGAGAGGTGGTAATAGAAAATTAGTACCAATTACATCTAGGCATGGGCCGGGTATGGAAGATGGTAATTATATCAATATGAACATGCGTGGAGAGTATGCTAGATTATTAGAACTAAGAACAAGAGATGAAAATAGGATAGTAGCACAAAGTGTCGATGGTGCTATTGATGGTGCCGACGCTCCTTTTGAAGAGGAATAATAATGACAGTTATTGCTATAGCCATAGCTACATTTTGTTATGTCACAGCCTTTGTGGGAAATCTAATTCAGAAAGATTATCCTCATAGTTTGATGTGGTTTTCATACGCTTTGGCAAATTGTGCATTGTTGTGGTACGAATACAATAAAAGATTTATAGAATGAGCATGGTCAAGGAAAATAAAAAGCTGGACCTGAACAAAGTGCGTGATATAATATTTCGCAATATTGATATTATCATTAACTACTTTGATATAGAACACAATAGGGACGGTGACAATATATTCATGTGCTGCCCAATCCATGAAGGTAGCGATAATCCTAATGGACTATCTATTTCGACTGCCAGAAAACAGTGGCGATGTTGGACTAGGGGTTGTCATGAACATTATGGCACTGATGTGTTCGCGTTTATTAGGGGTGTCATAGAAAAAAGAGAAGGTAAGGCTTCATTCTCTGATGCTCTTTCTCTTGTTTGTAAGTTATATAATATTAACTCAGATCAATGTGTTTTACAGGAAGAAAAGCATCATGAGTCTGAATTACGGGCAATGGTTAATATTTTTAATAGGGAAATAGAAGAAGATGAATATTGTAGTTTTGATAGAATAAAGACTTCTGGAGTTTCCAAATATTTTGAGGCACGAGGTTTTCGCTCAGACACGCTGAAGTATTTTGGTATAGAAGATTGTAATGACAAAAGATCAAAGATGTATCAGAGGTCTATTGTTCCAGTTCATTCGTCAGATGGTACACAAATTGCATTTATAGCTAGGTCAACTAAAGATTACATTCTTCCAAAGTATATCTATTCTGAGGGTTTTAAAAAATCTCAACATCTTTATAATCATCATAGAGCTATAAAATCTGGTCTTGACAGATCATGTTTGTTTATTGTAGAAGGGCAAGGTGATGTTTGGAGATTGCATGAGGCTGGTGTTGAAAATTGTATAGGGTTATTTGGAAGGGACATTTCTAGGCACCAACAGTCAAAACTATTAAGAAGCGGAATTACAACCTTAGTTATTCTAACAGACAATGATCAGTCTGGAAGAGAATCTAAAGTTAACATAAAGAGAAATCTTAGCCGCATGTTTGATTTAAGATTTCCCAAGATGACAAAAAAAGATATTGGTGAAATGTCTAAAGAGAAAATTGAAGTTGATATTCTACAACAATTAAAGGGATTATATTAAGATGATTATCGGTCTCGCAGGGTTAAAACAAAGCGGCAAAAGTACCACCTGTAACATTTTGCATGGAATCGTACTTAAAGAACGAGGTATGATATCTGACTATTCAATAGGCGATGAAGGTCAACTATTGATTAAAACTCCCGATATAAATGAGTGGAGCGTATTTGATATTAATAGGAAAGACGAAGAGTTTGTGACATTTGCAGAAAAAGAGATGTGGCCTTATGTCAAGAGCTATAGCTTTGCAGACCCCCTTAAAACAATTGCTACAGAGTTGTTTAATATTCCCCATAAGAATGTGTACGGAACTAATAAAGATAAAAATCAAAAAATTAAACATTTAAAATGGAGTAATATGCCCACATGGAGGAGTAGTAAACTTGTTGACAGTATGACGGCTCGTGAGTTTCTTCAATATTTTGGTACAGATATTATGCGGAAAATCTGGGAACCAGTTTGGTGCTCTGGAACAATTAATAAAATTATAAAAGAGGATTCGCAATTAGCCATCATTGCTGATGTTAGATTTCCTAATGAAGTACAGTCCATAAAAGACAACAGTGGACATGTGTACTGGATGAAAAGAGCTGTGTTTGAAGACACTCATGCTAGTGAGGTAACTCTTCTTCCAGAAAACTATGATCACGATAATTTTGATGGTACTCTAATAAATGAAGGTAAAGGTAAAACACTGAATGCTTTAACTAAAAGTGTAGAGAAATTATACAAGGCGTTAAGGACTAAATCATACACAAAATAAGGATAGTATATGTTAGTAACCTACATTAGGAGTTCTAGCTACAATAATTATGAATTTTGCCAAATGCAATACTTCATGACGTATGTACTGGGACTTCCATCGGATTCTGGCAAGGCGGCAGAGCGTGGCACAATGGTTCATAAGGTTATGGAGGTCTTGGCGAATCTGAAACTTTTTCAGCAGAACAATCCTAGAAGAAAATTCTTGGAAACAACAGATGATGTTATTAAGAAGGTAAGGGTCAAAAAAGATCGTTTGATGGAGAAGGATTTTGTTGAAGAATTGTTGGATTTAAGTTATGATGGATACAGAAAGGATTCTCCTAATAAATGGATTCCATCAGATCGCAAAGAGATATCTAGATTGACATGGCTAGGACTTGATCATAATAATGGACAATTTGATCCTCGACTTAGACAGATCCTAAATCCAGAGCCGCATTTTGATATAGAAATAAAAGAAGATTGGGCCAAATACGAATACGAAGTAGATGGTAAAAAACTTACTGGTAATTTAGCAATTAAAGGAACAATCGACCTTGTTACTTCGATAGATGATGATACAATAGAGGTCATAGATTGGAAAACTGGTCAAAGAAAAGATTGGGCTACTGGTGAGAAAAAGACATATGACAAATTGTGTAAAGATCCACAACTGTTACTGTATTACTATGCTATCTCAAATTTGTATCCAGAGTATAAAAATGTGATAATGTCTATATTCTATGTGAAAGATGGTGGTCCATACAGCATGTGTTGGGATGATAGTGACAAAGTTAAATTTCTGGATATGTTGAAAAATAGATTTCTACAGATAAGAAAAAACACTAAGCCAAGACCTATATCGCAAAACCGTTCTAATTTTAAATGTACTAGACTTTGCCACTACTGTAAAAACAACTGGGAAGGTTCTAGTAAAAGTATGTGTCAGTATGTTGAGGATTATATTGGCAAGCATGGAATTAGTAAAGCTTCACAAGACTTGAAGCATAAAGACTTTACTATCGGACATTATGAAGCTCCAGGTTGATCTATTGATAAAGGAAAGTTGTAATTATGAAATGCGGTTGGTATCCTTTGTGGAACTATACTCATTATTCATTGCTTAAAGGTTATTCAAAACCAAAGGAACTGGTTAAAAAGTGTGTTGATAATAACTATAAAGCTTGTGGTATAGCAGATTATAAGACTTTGTCTGGTGCTGTTTCATTCTTTCAGGAGTGTAAGAGTGCTGGTGTCAAACCTATAATCGGTTGTTCTTTTGATGGTTTTGCATTGTTCGCAAAGAATAAAAAAGGATGGTTTGATCTTATTAAAATAGTTTCAGATCCAAACAACAATATCCATGATGAGACTGACTTGATTCGCGTCAGTGAATCTTCAATTGATCCAATGTACTATGTTGATATAAAAGACGCTAAGTTACATAGGATTATGCTTGCTTCTGGAATGAAGACAACTCTTCCTAAGATTCAGAACAAAATACTTAATAGTAAGGAGGATTTTGACAACAAGGCATTCTTTGAAAAAGATAATTACTTTGTGTCAAATGCTGAACAGTCTGCAAGTTTTAACACAGAAATTCTAGAAACTGTGTATAATAATTGCGAGGAGTATGATATTCTAAGTAAGCCGGTTCTTCCGACTTTTCCAACTCCTAATGGTCAATCAGAAAAAGAATACCTAAAAGAGTTATGCCGTGACGGTTGGAGAAAGATATTAGTAAAAGAAGGTAAGGTTGGTGACCAAGAGGCTAAAGATAGTTATCACCATAGGTTTCTACGTGAGTTTGATGTAATTGATGAAGCAGAATTGTTTGGTTATTTTCTAATTGTACAAGACATTATTAATTTTGTTACCAACAATGGATGGATTGCTGGTCCCGGCAGAGGTAGTGCTGCAGGATGTTTGATATCATATATGCTTGGAATTACAAAGATTGATCCTATACAGTACGATTTGTTATTTGAAAGATTCTATAATAGCGGAAGAAACACTGGTGATCATATTTCCCTACCAGATATTGATATGGATGTACCAAGCAACAAAAGAGATGAGATCATTGGTTATATTGAGGATACATATGGGAACAATAACGTTAGCCAGATGGTAACTTTTGGAAGGCTCAGGGGTAAATCTGCTTTAAAGGAAGTTCTTAGGATTCATGAGGCTTGTGGATTTGGTCTTATGAATGAAATCACTAAGCCGTTAAGGAATGAGGCTGACATTTCAGATGGACTACAAGAGATGCACGAAGATGAGAGATCTATTATTAAATGGTCTCTTATTAATGAGCCTGAGAAGTTTCGTGATTATTGTTATATTGATGATGAAGGCGAATTGCGAGGCGATTACGCAGAATACTTCAAGCAAGCTATAGATTTAGAGGGTACATTTAAAACCCAAGGTAAACATGCTGCTGGAGTTGTGATATCTAAAGAACCACTTGAAGAAGTATGCCCCATGGTTGATCCAAAAGGTGGTGGCGAAAAAATAGCCGCACTAGAAATGGATGACTTGGAAGCACTTGGTCATGTTAAATTTGACGTTTTAGGACTTTCTACACTTGATAAATTTATGAAAGTAGAGGAATTGATAAATGAATAGGGATATAATTTGCTTTGACTTTGAAACAGGCGGTCGTGACGCGAACACTTGCCAACCTACACAGATAGCTGCAATTGCATTAGACGGAAGGAACTTAAAATTAAAGGGTACATTTAATAGTGAGATCCGTGCAGAAGTTGATGACGAAAAAGCCATTGCTGCTGGCCTCGGACCAATTGAAGAAGGTGCATTGAAGGTTACAGGTAAAACAAGAGAACAGATTGCTAAGGCACCTCAATTGAAAACCGTTTGGAAAAAGTTTACAGCTTTTGTTGATAAGTATAACTGGAAAGGAACTCCTTTCTTTGCTCCTATTCCCGCCGGTTTTAATATCATCGGGTATGACATGAAGATCATTAACCGTCTCTGTAAGGAATTCGGGCCTTGGGATGCAAAAAGGGGAGAGCAGCAATTGTTCTCCAAGGTCTATAAGATTGATGTAATGGATAATGTATGGATGTGGACAGAAGGAGATCCAGATGTAAAATCTATCAGTATGGACTCGCTTCGGGAAAGAATGGGATTATCTTCAGAAAATGCCCATGACGCCTTGCAGGACGTGAAGGATACTGCTAACATTATGATTAAGTTTATGAAAACTCATCGTGCTGTTTATCGTAATTTGAAAATTGATAAAACTTTTGCAAATGGGGAATTGTACATTTGAATTACAATGACGATAAGTCTTGGAAACTCTTCAAAGACGGACTTACCAAGGGTATCTTCCAATTGGAAAGTCAGTTAGGTCGCTCGTGGTCTAAAAAGCTAGAGCCTCATAGTATTGAAGAACTGTCTGCATTGATTAGTATCATTCGTCCTGGTGTGTTAAATGCTATGTTGGATGGTACGAGTTTGGCTATGCACTTTGTTGACAGAAAACACAAGAGAGAAGATGTAACATATATTCATGAAGCTCTAGAAAAGATACTAAGTGATACACAGGGTATCTTGATCTATCAAGAACAGGCTATGATTATATCTACTGAACTGGCTGGATTTAGCCTACAGGAAGCAGATGATCTTAGAAAAGCTATTGGTAAGAAAAAGTCTGACTTGATGAAGAAGATCCGCCTAAAATTTATTGCGGGTTGTGAAAAAGTAGGGTCAGTAGATAAAGATTCTGCTGATGAGATATTTAGCTGGATTGAAAAATCTGCTAGGTATCTTTTTAATAAGTCGCATGGAATTTCGTATGCAATTAATGCATATCAGAGTGCATGGTATAAAGCAAATCATACTTTAGAATTCTTTCTGGCGTCATTTTTTTATGCGTCAGAGAAACAAGATCCCCACGAAGAAATATATGAATTAGTTTCAGAAGCCAGGATTTTTGATATCAATATCAAATTACCTGACCTGACAAACTTTGATAGTAAATTCAATATTCACAATGGGGATATTTACTTTGGCGTTAAGGATATCAAGTCCTTGACGGGTGTTACTGGCGATAAAGTCATCGCTGCCATTAGAGATGTTGAAGAAAAGTTACAAAAACCGGCGAAGAACTTTAGCTGGATGGATATATTGATTCATCTGTCCGATAAGATTAATAAAACAGCATTTAAATCTTTGTGTTCAATAGGTTTCTTTTCCACGAAGAAGACTGGCGTTTCTAGAACTAAGGCGTTGCATGAGTATGCTAGCTTCAGAGAGTTGACCAAGGGTGAAACAAAATGGGTTGAAAAGAATTATCCTGAAAAACGATGGTCAAGCTTGGCTGCATCATTTAAAAGTTTAGCACCAACAAAGAAGACTGGTGGGGGAACACATAGCTATAGTAGACAACAAGCTGTTGAAAGTGAGATACAGGTATTAAACGATCCGCCCTATGATCTCTCGGATGATCCTGTATGGATTGTAGAGCAGGAAACTAGGTTTCTTGGGTGTCCAATTTCATTGTCAAAGATTGAGGCTTCGGACATCTCGTCTTCAAATACCACTTGTAAAAATATTGTAGATGGAAAAAAGGGTAAGGATATTATTGTTGCTGCCAATATAAACCGCATCAATGATTACAAAATTAAGAAGGAAGGGAAAAACAAGGGTAAGCTAATGTCTTTTCTTACCATTGAGGACGGTACGGCATCGCTTGATAATGTTATTATATTTCCAGAGACAAGAGAGAAATATCATTTTATTTTATTCGAAGGTAACAACCTCTTGTTGTATGGCAACGTAGAAAAAGACAATACTTTTATTATTGAAAAAATACATGAAATTTAAGGGAGAAAAATGAACAATTGTATATTTACCGGCTATTTAGCTGAAGAACCAATTCTAGACAAGGTGGATGGAGTCAGTTACCTTGATCTTAAATTAGTAGTTTATAATTATCGTAAAACCAAGCACGGTGGAGAAAAAAGTAAAACACCTGTGTATATTTATTGTGAAGCTTGGCATACTGGTGCAGAAACCATTGCTTCATTAGCAGAAGAAGGTACACAGATTACCGTCAATGCTACGGCCAAGAATGTAAAAGATGACGAAGAATTGATTATATTCAGAATCAATGAATTTGATTTGCCATGTTTGGATCATGATTGAGAGGAATAGGAATGAGAAAAAAGAGAATCTTATTTTGCAGTGAAGCTACATTTCTAAATACCGGTTATGCTACATATACCCGTGAGATATTAAATTACCTACACTCAACCGGCAAATATGATCTAGCAGAAATGGCTTCCTACGGGGAGATGAATGATTCGCGTGCTGCTAATATTCCGTGGAAATACTACGGGGTGATGCCAAATCAAAGCTGTGAACCAAAGGCTTCGCCAGAACAGATTGATGCTTATCATTCAAGTCCTAACAATCAATTTGGTGAATGGTTATTTGAACATGTCTGTTTGGATTTCTTACCGGATATTGTATGTGACATTCGTGACTTCTGGATGGTTGATCATATTGAACGGTCACCATTTAGACCGTATTTCAAATGGGCTTTAATGCCCACAGTTGACGCTAGACCACAAGCAAGACAATGGATAGCTACATACTCCACAACAGATGCTTGTCTTTCATATTCTGATTGGGCTGGAGAAGTACTAACTGATCAGTCTGGTGGAAAAATTAAGTACATTGGCTCGGCTCCACCATCCGCACATCCTGCCTATCAACCAATGACTCAAGAACAAAGAAAAGCTAGTAGGCAAAATTATGGTATAGATCCAGATGCTAAGATTATTGGTACAGTTATGCGTAATCAACGTAGAAAATTGTATCCTGATCTGTTCGAAGCATTTAGAAAATTCTTAGACCAACAAGAAGATAAGAATTACTATCTATACTGTCACACTTCTTATCCTGACTTAGGGTGGGATATTCCAGAGTTATTGCAACAATATGAAATTGCTTCTCATGTATTGTTCACATATATTTGTCCAGAAACTAAAAAGCCATTTCCTTCTGTATTTAAGGGTTCTGTTGCACAGTCGCCCTATACTGGTCAATGGGGATCAACGTTATCAAATGTTAAAAACGGCCTATCGTATGAAGACCTTTCTACAGTCATTAATTGGTTTGATCTTTATGTTCAATATGCGAATTCTGAAGGATTTGGGTTACCTATTGTGGAAGCTGCCGCTTGCGGTATACCGGTTTGTGCTACTGATTACTCTGCAATGGAAAGCGAAGTTAGAAAGCTTGAAGGGTATCCGATTAAACCAAAAGCCTTGTACAAAGAATTAGAAACGGGATGTTTACGAGCAGTGCCTGACAATGACCTCGCCGCTACAATGTTTGCGGAATTCTTTAGCAAGTCTGACCAAGAACGAATTGAAGAAGGTAACCGCACACGTAAAAACTTTGAAAAGCACTTTCAATGGAATTTAAGCGGTGGAGTGTGGGAGAAATACTTTGACAGTGTAGATATTCTTCCTATAGAGGCGACGTGGGGTTCGCAACCACGTATGCATAATCCACAACCAAAACCCGAATCGGCACAAGCTGGTCACGGAGATTTAGCAAGATTTCTTATTAGTAATGTGCTTGGTGATTCATCTAAGTTAAATTCTTATTTCGAATCTAGATTGACTAGAGATCTCATGTATAGATCCTCTACAGCTTCTACTGGTGGAATGTATTTCAATGAATCTTCTGCTGTGTTTACTGGCAACTCTGGTAGGCAAGAATTTAATTTTGATATAGCGTATGATCAAATGGTTGGTATGTGCAACAAACGTAATGCATGGGAACAGAAGAGGATTGAAAGAATAAAAGCACTTCAACAGAATCAATCAAAAGGGAAGAAGTAAATCATGAAAGTGTTATATATTAGTCATGTTAAGGAAAGTTCTGGTTGGGCAAATGCGGCAGAGAATCAGATGTTAGCACTGGATGTTGCTGGTGTAGATGTTGTTGCTCGGAATGTAACTTTGACAAGAGATAAAGATAATGTAAATCCAAAAATATTAGAAATGGAGCAAAAGGATAGTAAGGGCTGTGATATATGTATACAACATGTGCTTCCTCATCATCTAATTGGTAGCGATATGTTTAAACGTAATATTGCTTTCCTTGAGGCAGAATCTACAAGTTTAAGCCAAATTGCATGGTCAGAATATTTAAAACTTGTTGACGAAGTTTGGGTTCCGAATCAAGATCTTTGTAAGTCTTTAAGGCATGATGATGATTTAGAAGTTCCGATACATGTCGTGCATCACCCTTCTGATTATAATAGGTACACTAAGAAATATCCGGAATTTTCAATACCACAATTGGAAAATAAGTTTACCTTTTATTATATTGGCGATCTTAATGATAGAAAAAATATTGACTCTATTATTACATGCTTCCATAGTGAATTTGATAAGTCGGAACCGGTAGCATTACTCCTGAAGGTTAAGAAATTTGGTAAGTCTTCAGAAGAGACTAGGCAGATCATGGATCATAAGCTTGTTGAGATCAAGCGTTCCTTAAGAATGTACCCAAGGATAGAAGATTACAGTAGGGATGTTGTAATTACAGAGGATGTTTCTGATGAAAATATTTGTTCTTTGCATCAATATGGAGATTGTTTCATTTGTCCATCACATGGTGAGGCTTGGTCTATTCCTACTTTTGATGCAATGGGATTTGGAAGCAGCCCAATAGCAAGTGACTATGGTGGACCTGCAGAGTTCCTTCCGTCGTATCTAGCAGATTGTTTTTCTGATGATTCAGGAAGCCTAGTAGGAGGATCTTATTCCGTATGTAAATGTAGTGATGCTGCATTTCCAGATATATTTACTGGTAGAGAATATTGGTTCCAGCCGTGCGAAATGGAAATTAGAGAAACTATGAGAGAAAAATATGAAACTTATAAAAGAGATCCACTAGCCGCCAAAAGAACTTGGAAGTTGGCTGGACTAAAGCAAGTGAAGAAATTTTCTTATGAAGCAATTGGAAATAAAATGAAGGAGATCCTAAGTGAGTCACCAAACACTTCAGTTCATTAACAAGTCTGTCCTCAACAAGGATAAATATAACATATTAACATTTGATACTCATGAGAGATATCAACAACAGTTGGCTAAAACTGGTCACAATTTCTATTCGTTTAGGTATGATAACTGTAAACGGTGGGATGATTCCTATGCAGATATTCCAGATAATTACTATATTATGCCAGACAATGCAATAAACGCTAGCATAGGATTTGACTTTATATTATCACAAAGTAAATTTGGACAGTTTCAAGCTTGTCAACATATTAATCAAAGATTTAAATTGCCGATAATTTCATTAGAACATACTCTACCAATCTCTAATTGGCCTGATAATCAACTGCAGGCATTTAGAAGTATGACTGGCGATGTTAATGTTTTTATTTCCGATTATTCTAAAAACAAATGGAATATCAAAAATCAATCTAGGGTAATTCATCATTCGGTTGATTCTGAAATGTTCAAGCCAATAGATTGTGAGAGTAAGCCGCATGTTCTCAGTGTTGTCAATGATTTTATTAATCGTGATTATTGTTGTAACTATCAAGGGTGGCAAAGAATAACCGATGGTTTGAATACAAAACTGTTAGGAAAGACAGAAGGATTATCTGAACCAGCAGGATCGATTGAAGAATTGTCACAAGCATATGCAGAGTCTCAAGTATTTTTAAATACTTCAACCGTTAGTCCAGTACCTACCTGCCTCCTAGAGGCTATGAGTTGCGGCTGTGCGTGTGTATCTACTGCAACATGTATGATACCAGATATTATAGAAAATGGGGTCAACGGCTTTATCTCAAACGATGAAGACGAGTTAAGAGGGTACATTGAAACTCTTCTAAAGGATGAAGATCTACGTTCTAAGTTAGGTGCTGCGGCTAGACAAACAATACTAGATGATTTCTCTGAAGAGAAATTTATTAATAATTGGAATGAAACTTTTGATATAGCATACGGAGTTGTGAAATGAAAATACAGATTACTACATCTAATCAGGAAAACATTATTGGTTACAGACAGATATCCATCAAAAATGGTAAGATAGATTTTGAAGAAATCTCGGATAATGAATGTACATACATCTTGGCAAATAATATAATAGATGCATTTTCAGCAAAAGATGCAAAACAGTGTATAATCGAGTTAGTTAAGAAGTTACGTTTAGGTGGGACATTGGTGGTGGGAGGGACCGACTTAAGAATCTTTAGTCTAAATGTAATAAACGGTATGCTGTCACCCGATGAATCATCTGATATAATTGGCTCAGTATCTTCTATGAATGACACAGAAACAATAGTCGATATTATTAAGCAGTTAAATTTAACAATTGTAAGTACACAAATAGGTGGAGTTCATTATGAAATCTCAGCACAAAGAAAATGATTCGTTAGCGATGACGTGTAAGGATTGTGTTTTTGCAAAATACGAAGAGGCTACCCAGTATGGCTGTTCTGCTGATAGAATTCGAAAATTTTCAGATGAAGGTTCCTTGAGTTTATTAAAGGAAGAGCCAGACGATGAAAAAACAGTATACGGCTTAAATAGATTTTGTAACTTATACAGGGATAAGCAGTGGCTAGAAAAACAACAAGAGAAGGAAACCGACTTTGAATGCAACTTGCTGACAATAGCAGAAAAAGAGATAGAGCCACTGTTTGGTATAGTTATCTATGATAGAAATGTATCAGGTAGAAACCTTGAAAAGACAATGGAATCTATTAAGAACCTCAATTATGACAAGAAGAAAATTTTTGTTATAATTAACCACATTCCTCACCCCGGTGGTGAACATCTAAATGTTGAACATCACATAGGAATAACCAATGATATGAATATTCATGGCATAAAAACAGAATGTGTATTGAATAAGTTTAATGAACCAAGGATGGTGGACTATAACGCATTTTCTAAATGTAGCTTTGTGTCACATGTGATTCAAATGGATAGCCGCTCTGAAATACCGAAAGATATGCTTAAAAATATCAACACATCTCTTAATATTGACATGGAAAAAATAATCTTATATCGTCATAAATCAATTTCGTGTGTAGCATTTCCAGTTGTAAATAATGAATATTTGAATCATAACGATTTTAGTAAAATGTTAACATCTATAGAGTCTGCAGCAAAACAAGCTGGCATGATTAAAAATGTATGAGAAACAAAAATTTCATAACAGGCACCCAAAAGGGTAATCAAAAAATCAAGATTGATGATTTCTTTACAATCATTATTCTTGGTGAAAATCATGGTTACAGAATGAAATCTTATGGGCCATTACCCTTAATAAAGATCCATAATAAAACTTTAATAGAAAGACAAATTAACGCGATAAAAGATACCTTTATTAATTTTGAGATTATCCTTTGTACTGGTTATGACTCGGTAAAAACAATAAATTTTATCAGAGAAAAATTTTCTAATATAAACATTAGAGCGGTAGAGAATCAGATACATTACAACTCTAATTGTTGTGAAAGTGCTAGACTATGTCTAAACAACACAAAAAATGATAACATTATAATATTGGGAGGGGGAGTATTGCTCTTGCCTTCACAGCTTCCAAGGTTGAATTTTTCTCACTCAACTGTTATAACACAAGATCAACCTGATGATTCAAATTTCGAAGTAGGAGTTATTCAGAACAATGGAAATTTTGAGCAATTTTCATTAGGCATAAAACAAGAATACTGGACGGAAATAATATATCTTAATGGATTTCCAACAGTCAATAAATTTTCTAATATCATATCAAATATGGAGTATAAAAATCGTTTCCTATTTGAGGCAATTAATGAATTATCAAAAAGCACACAGATTAAAGTACAAAAAAATACCGCTAAACCTATTGTGAAAATAAACAACATAAAAGCATTGAAAAGGATGGTCAAGATATGATTTCTTTAATTTATAATTATTCTTCTAGTGTATCTACAGAGCCTCTGTATTTACAAAAATGTATTTCGGAAGCTGGTGGTACGTCTCATCTATGGGCAGACAATTCAATTAGTACATTTGATATTTTTGACTCAGTTAAGCCAGATGTATTTATATGTCATTTTGCCGGATTTACGTCAGACATGTTGAAATATTTGAGTCGTAATAAAAATATATCTATCGTCCTAAACATTACTGGTGCTACTGAGCAAAACATACAAGAAATCGAACAAGTGTTTAGTAGTAACAATGTAACATGTCCATTCTTATTTACAAATACTCATAAATCAATTTTAAACATTAAGACTAAAAGAGAGTTAATAGAAATGCTTCCAGCTCTTGATGTCTTCCTTCCCAAATTAACACCTCCAACATTCAATACTGAAAAATGTTATATAGCTACGCATAAATCAGACTTGTTATCAAGATTCGTAAAAAATGATGATCACCAGTCATACCATCTTATCTCTATGGGTGAGGCAGAAGGCTTTGATATCCAATTAAGTATTAAAGACTTAGTAAGCTTTTTTGATAAGTACACAACTTGTAATATTGTAGGAAGTGTAGATTTTGTTATGTCTCAAATATTCTATGAGGCTTCATTCCGGAGCAAAAGCATATCTCTAAGGGTTAGCAATGAAGACCATGAGAAAATCGATAATATTTTCAAATCATTGTTCACTGAGGAAGAAGGTGTAAATATTGGAGATGTTGTACGTAAACAGTTAAAAACTAAACATAATTGTTTTAACAGAGCCTCACAATTAGTGCGAGCATTAAAAGATGAGGAACTAGCTAAAAAGATTGGAAAGATGGGTGATTCTTTATGAAAATCTTAGCACAATTTCCTAGCTATGCACGGCCTGAAAAGTTTTTGTCTTGCTTAAAGAAGTATCTCAATACCACCAGTGGTCGGCATAGTATATTTTTCAACATCAATTGTGATGTCGCTGACGAAACTATGAACAACCCTGAAATGAAGGATATGATGCAGGAGGCATTTCATAATCAGGTTAGGAACAATCAAGATAAATGGCACGATAACTTTTGTTCTGGAGCGGTATACTTTGAAAAAAATACAACTAAAATTGGTGCTGTAAATGCCAATATCAATAATGTTATCATGGAAGGGTCAACAAACTGGGATATTGTAATTGTTATTTCAGATGATATGATCCCACAGGTTGACAACTGGGATGATTACATTGTAACAGCTATGATGGAGCATTACCCAGATCTTGATGGATGTGTTTCATTTGACGATGGACATGCCGACAAGGGCGAACTGATTACTTTCTCAATTCTAGGAAGGAAACTGTACGATCACTTTGGATATATCTACCATCCTGATTATAAGAGTCTATATTGTGACGATGAGTTTACACAAGAAGTTAAAAGGCTCAACAAAGTAACATATATCGACCAGATGATTATTAAACATGAGCATTATGCTCAAGAAGGTAATTCCAATTCTGGAGATTATGATAAGTCCGCACAAAAGACGCTATTCTATTCTGGTAGAGACGGACAAGTCTTTGAAGAGAGAAAGAAACTTGGATTCCCCAAAAATAGAATTACTAGTGACTAAGGAATTATTATGACTCAAAAAATTATTGCTTTTAGTTTATGGGGACAGTCTTCAAGATATATAATAGGAGCTATTAGAAACGCTCAATTAGCTAGAACAATATATCCAGATTGGAAATGTAGGTTTTATTGTGGAATAGATGTGTCATCAGATATTATTAAACAATTGACAGATTTAGGGTCAGAATGTATATTAATGGAAACAGTAGGTTGGAACGGCATGTTCTGGCGTTTTTATGCAGCAGATAGTTCAGATATAATGCTTTCAAGAGATGCGGATTCTAGATTGGGATACCGAGAAAAGGCAGCAGTTGACGAATGGCTTGACAGCGATAAAGATTTTCATATAATGCGAGATCATCCGTACCATCAAACAGAAATACTGGGTGGTATGTGGGGATGTAGGAATAGTGTGCTGGTTGGGATTAAAGATATGATAGGGGATTATGATAAGGGCGAATTGGATGATAAATGGCAAGTCGATCAAATGTTCTTAAAGGAAATAATATACCCCTTAGTTAAAAATAAAGCACTAGAGCATGACCATTGTCGATTGAATAATTTTCCTCGTATACCTAGACATCAACAGTTTTTTGTCGGCCAAGCGTATGATGGTAATGACAAAATTTTAGATGATTCTGGGTATTTTTTCGACTACATTAAAACGGAAGCGGATTATGATCGTTCATGCTAATGTAATGGTAAAAGACGAAAGCATTATACTGCCGCACATTTTTAAGTATTGGAATCAATACCCTATAGATAAATGGGTATTCTATAACGATAACTCTGCAGACAATACTACAGATGTGATTAAGGAAAACTTCCAAGATCATGCTATGGTATTTGAGGGGCAGGAATCAAAGTTTAGTGAGTCAAGAAATAGATCTACCATGCTGGAATATTCCAGAGAGCAAGGAGCAGATTTAGTTCTTGCTATAGATGCTGATGAGCTACTTAGTACTAACTTGTTAACCAATTGGGATGAGATAACCAATATTTGCATGTCGCACGATCTCCAGTTGTACTGGTTTAATGTTGTGGGGAACTTAAATACTATTCGCCAAGACCCTATGTATGTAGACAATTATAGAACATTTTTTGTATCATTGGAACACTGTGAAAAATTTAACATGTCTCTTTATAAATATCACACACCAAGGCTTCCAGCCATAAATTTACCTAAAGTGTGGACCAAAGAGGTTGGTGTTATACACTTGCAATCTATCAACAAAAGATTCTATGCCCTCAAACAATTGTGGTATAAACATTATGAAAGTGCCACTTGGAATCACGCTAATGATTACATTAATGCAAGATATGACCCAGTTGTTAATAATTTAAACTTTAATGACACTCCGACTCCTATTGATATAATAGACGGTATAGAATTTGACCCTGCTATATATGATGATATAGAAAATAGCAAGGGGTATCTTGAATTCATAAAGCAAAATTTTAAAAAAGAATTAGTTACCTTTGGTGGAGAATATGTTGAGTAAGTTATTTATCCATCATCACTTAGGTTTAGGCGATCATTTTGATTGCAATGGAATGGTTCGATATATCGTCAAAAATACTGCTTATGAAAAAATAGCGGTATTTTCAAAATCGAATTATTTTAGTATGATAGAATATATGTATAGAGACAACGATGATATTGAGGTTTGGGAAATAAGTAAGGATAATGAATACGAAGATGTAAAAAAAATTATAGAGACAGAGAAGCCTGAGCATATGTTAACCGTTGGGCATCAGTACTATCCAGGTCCAGCCGCTGAGAAAGAACTAAACAAGAATTGTTGGGAATTTTTCTATGAACAAGTAAATATACCTTATGATGTGAGACATGAATATTTCTATCTTGAACGAGATCTAAAAGAAGAAGAAAGAGTTTTTAATAAGTTAAACCCTAATAATGAGCCTTACATATTTGTTCATGAAGATGTAGACAGGGGATTTGAGCTTGACAGAAAGCACTTTATAGATAGATCATTACATATTGTAGAAAATGATATCTCTGAAAATGTTTTTCATTTCATTAAGATCATTGAAGAAGCAGAAGAGATTCATTGCATGGAGAGTTCTTTTAAGACCCTGATAGATATATACGCCAAACAAGATAAAATATTTTATCACGATTTTAGAAATCAGCCGTTAGGCCAAAACAGCTTGGACGCATGGAAGGTTATTAAATATGACTGACTTAATCAACTACAATTGGATGCCGACTGTGGCAGATCATATTATTGACCATTCTGAAGACTTCTATAGGTCTGCTGGGGTCTCGCGTTTACACAATGTTGATTCTATAGACCCATCCACTGTTAAAGAAAATGACATAATATTCGTTAAAACGGATGAGATCTACAACGGAGTCTTTCAGAAGAATGTACTTCCTAATATAAAAAATAAATTTACACTCATTAGTGGAATTTCTTCATACACAGTTGGTCGTAATGGTGATCAATCCTACCTTGATATATTAAACAATACAAATTTAAAATACTGGTTCTGTACAAATCCGCCTCCTGTTGATAATGACAAAATAATCCCCATACCAATTGGTTTTGAAGAAAAAGAACGTGATGGTGGTGATCAAGCAGTCTTGAAAAGTCAACAGTTGTTTAGGTCGAGATGGGAAGACAAGTTAGATATGTTTTATCTTCCATTTCATACCGCATCGACTAATCCCGAAAGACAGAGATTCATTGATCACCTTAAATCTTTAGAATTTGTTTATGCTGAAGGGAATAAACTGTCATTTAAAGACTATTTGTCACAGGTCAATAAATTCAGATATACAATATGCTTAGAGGGTGCTGGTTATGATACTCACAGAAACTATGAAGCACTGTTAGTCAATTCAATTCCTGTCATAACACCAAATATGGTCAGGTTATTCAAGTACTATTCCTTGCCACATTTTATTGTTAGTGATTGGTTTGCTACCTATAAGTCACAGTTGTATAGTGAAAGTATATCTTGGAATGATAATTTCTTTAATGTAGATTTTCATAAGAAAAGGATTTTAGAATATGCCAAAAATTGAAGTATCAGTAGGTGAGCTTGTTGATAAGGTTACAATACTTGAGATAAAAAGACAGCGAATCAAAGATGAAACAAAATTATATTATATAAATCAAGAGTTAGAAATTCTAAAAAGTGACATGCAGTCCCACGATTTTCCTTCAGAGCTTTATGATAAATTATTAGAAATAAACACGGAGCTTTGGGATACTGAAGATGTTATCAGGGAGATGGAAGATAATGAAACTTTTGGTGATGAGTTTATTAAACACGCTCGCCTAGATGCTATACTTAATGACAAGAGATTTCTTGTTAAGAATGAGATAAACAGTATTTCTAAATCAGTAATAAAGGAACAAAAGTCTTATGAGGGACTTTATACCGCAGATTGAGCCTTGGATAGATAGTGAAGAGCTAGAACAGCTAACTAGGGTGATTGACAGTACTTATGTTACGGAGCATAATCTGACTGAAGAATTCGAACAAATGATTCGGGATCTTACTGGAGCTAAATATGCTATCGCTATAACTAATGGTACAATGTCATTATATTGTTGCTTAAAGGCACTCAATATAGGTCCGGGTGACGAGGTTATTGTTCCGGACATGACGTTTATAGCATCTTCAAACGCTATCTTGTTGGCTGGTGCTAAACCAGTTCTCTGTGACATCAACCCTGATAATCTTTGTATTGACACCTCGTTAATAGAGGAATTAATCAGCCATAGAACTAAGGCTATTATGCCCGTTCATTTATATGGTCAGTCCTGTGATATGGATGCTATTACTAAAATTGCTGAAGAAAATAACCTTGCTGTAATTGAAGATGCGGCACAGGGTGTGGGAGTAAAATGGAAAGGTCGTCATGTCGGAACCTTTGGAGAATGTGGTATACTTTCTTTTTACGGAAACAAAACTATCACATGTGGCGAAGGCGGAATTGTATTAACTGATTCTACAAAAATACGCAATAAGGTTTATCAGCTTAAAAATCATGGAAGATTAGTTAAAGGTCGGTTCAAGCATGATGCTATAGGTTATAATTTTGCTTTTACTGAGATGCAAGCCGCTATTGGTATTGCTCAGATGAATAAACTTGATAGAATAAAGGCCAAGAAAAAACATATTTATGATAGGTACAATAATGAACTACACAACAGTTTGACTAGAATAACAGTGAAGATTTTTTGTAGTCCTGTTTGGTGGTTTACATCATTTCTAACATCTAAAAAGTCAGAATTAATGAGCCACCTTTTAACAAAAGGCATTCAAACAAGAGAGTTCTTCTATCCACTAAACCAGCAGCCATGTTATAAACATATCAATTTTGCCGATAGAAATTTGCCAGTGAGTAATCAGGCTTTTGATATGGGCATATCCCTTCCCTCGGCATATTGCTTGACAGATGAAGAACAGACTTATATTATTAATACCATTAACGAATATTTCGCAGAAGGCTGAACATGATACCATTGGTCAGAGATACAATAAATAATGAAGAAATGGATGCCTTAGCTGATTGGCTACATACACATCCTAAGTTGACTCAAGGTCGTTTAACAGTTGACTACGAAGAAGCGTGGTCAAGTTACTTAGGCAGTAAACATTGTGTATCAGTAAATTCTGGATCTTCCGCTGTAATGATGATGTTGCAGGCATTATTGGAAAAAGGCACTCTTAATAAAGGTGACTCAGTAGTTGTGCCTGCTGTTTCATGGGCTACTGATTTAGCTCCAGTTGTACAACTTGGGCTAACTCCTGTGTTATGCGACTGCAATATGAAAGATTTGTCATTAGACTTATCTTATTTTGAAGAATTAGCGTTGACACATAATATAAAATGTGCTATATTGGTATCTGTACTTGGTCTTGTACCTGAAATGGATCAAATTGTTGATATATGTGCGAAGTATAATATTACATTACTAGAAGATGCTTGTGAATCTTTTGGGTCATCTTATCAAGGTCAGAAACTAGGCACTATAGGAGATATGTCATGTTTCTCCACATACTTCGGTCATCACATATCTACCATAGAAGGAGGTATTGTTGCAACTAATGATTCTTATCTCTACAATATATTGAAGGCTATTAGGAGTCATGGCTGGGAAAGAGATGTTGATCCAGAGTTTCGTATAGATAAAGAAGATACATTTGATTCTTTATATCGGTTTCATTATATGGGATTTAACTTTCGGTCTACTGATCTTCAAGCTTTTTTAGGTATTAATCAACTAAAGACCTCCGATGAAATTGTGAAAATACGAAATGATAATTACAACCTGTATAGAGAGTTGATAGATAATCCATTTTGGAATCCGCCAAAATCTACCAACAGTAAGTTTATTTCAAATTTTGCCTACCCAGTAATAAGTAAGAATAGATCTAAAATCGTCAGTAAACTTATAGAAAATGACATAGAAACAAGACCTCTTATTTGTGGCTCTCTTGGGCGGCAACCGTTTTGGATTAAGAACTACGGAGAGCTACGGTTACCAAATGCAGACACTGTGAGTGATTACGGATTCTACCTACCTAATAACCACAATCTAACAAAAGAAGAAATCAAGACTGTTTCATCAATAGTCATGCAGTATATTTAAAGGCATATAAATGAATACGATCATATGTGGATCTAGAAAACATTATAATATTAATTTTGACAAAATTGTAGATAGTTTTGAAACCATAATACGTAGTAACATGTTATTACCTAATAATAATTATGGGACAAAAAATTCAACTGTTCAAGTTCTTAATTGCCACATTGACCAGTATTATAAACACAAAACTAATAATGGGAAAGTAGTTACTCCAGAAGAATGGATGAATATATACAAAGAAGAATTCGGTGCGTCAGAGGATCATATAATAAGATTTTTTGAATATCTTAAATTAGATTCTGTGGAATTTAAATATTTTCCTGAAAACAATACTAGTCTTATGTATTCTATTTTAAATAGATATAACATTCACCATCCGATAACAAAACAGTTAAGATGCGGATTTGGCTATATCGCTGAGTCTATCAGTTCTAATATCAAACCGTTCTTAATTGGTTATTCTCTTGATAGTAACTATGCTTTAAACAAACAATACTGTAATATTAATGGGACAGGAGAATGTCACAATATAGATTCTGAAATAGATCTAATTATAAAATTACACAATGCCGAGTTAGTTGATGCCACATTTTGTACGATTGAAGACTCAAAAGATTTAACAATAGACTCATCAATTATAACACCAACAGAAGCTAGTCTAGATATTTTACGAAAGATTTATAACAATGAATTTACAGTGCAGGAATGAACCGGTAGTAGCTATCCCTCCGTCTTATAATCAAGATGGTTCTCTAGAGTTAGATTCTACAGCAAAATATCTGAATTATCTAAAATCTAGAAATGCCACTTGTGTAATGAGCACAGCCGGAACTTCTCAGTTTAATTTCATGGGTCAAGATGAGATACACAATTTTAATAGGTGTCTTTCTGAATCCTTTGAGGGTTCAAAAATTCTAGGTATTCCTGCTGTAAATACCGGATCAGCTTGTGATTTTGCTAAAAATGCTAAATCTTATGCTGGAGAAGATGTTAAACTTATGGCGTTGTATCCAGATAGATTTTATAGCTATGATGCCGTAATCAAATACATTGAAAGCATCTGTAATGCTGCGGGGGAAAGTATATATGTTCATGCCAATAATATGAGATCCGGTACTTCTGGGTTATGGCACTATCAGGCAGACATAATAAACAAGATGTATGAATTAGGCTTGGTGGTCGGAATAAAAGAAGAACACTCGGATTTGCAAGCATCTTACAATTTTGTCAGAAATCTGAATAAAGACCTTGACATTATTGTTGCAGGTGGTAGTATGAGAAGGTTCGCATTTTTGGAGTCGGCAGGTGCAAATTCTTTTCTTTCTGGGGTTGGCAACTTAGTTCCAGAATTAGAGAATGCATTTATAAATGGCGATAAAAGGATTGACGCATTGAATATAGAAGCTAAAATGTTTGATGTATTTATGAAGCATGGTTGGCATAAGTCATTGAGAGAATCTTTGAAGATAATGGATTTGACATGTCTACATAATAGAGACCCTTGGCCAAATTCGGATGAGGACTTTGTAGTTGACATAACTAACATTGTAAGTTTTTTGATGGAGATCGAAGTATGACACGAGACAAAGTTTGGATAATGGGACCGTGCTCGTTAGAGAGTAGAGATCTATATTTCGAGTGTCTAAATGCAATAAAACATGAAATGCACCATACTGACAATTGGTACATGAAGGCTAGTTTTGATAAAGCTAACAGAACATCTCTACATGGTGGTCGTGGCCCCGGTTTAGAAGAAGCTAAAGAAGTATGGAAAGAGTCTAAAGAAAAATTTCCAGACATTAAAATTACAACGGATGTACATGAATGTTGGCAACTAGAACATTTAGTAGGTCTAGTGGATGCTATCCAGATTCCAGCTTTTCTATGTAGACAAACAGACTTGATTGTAGAGTCCGCTAAACTATTCCCAGTCGTTAATATCAAGAAGGGTCAATGGCTCGGGCCTAACAATCTCATCGCATCAGTAGATAAGATCAAAGAAACTGATCCAAATTGTCAGGCTTGGATTACTGATAGAGGTTCTAGTTTTGGTTACCATGATTTATTTGTCAACTTTGGTATTGTTGATGAGCTTAAACAATACTATGATAAGGTAATCCTTGACTGTACTCATTCTACACAGCGGTCTAGGGCTGTATATGGAACACAAGGAGATCCAGTATTAGCTGGTAGATATTTTGTATCTGCTGATCTATTTGGATATGATGGTGTATTTGCAGAAATGCATCCTAGACCAGAAGAATCAGTTTCAGATGGTGAATGCTTATTGCCATTAGATAAAATTGGACATTACATGATGAAGGCAAAATCAGTAGGATCGCTTGCATGAAAAATCTAGCTGTTATACCCGCACGAGGTGGGTCAACAAGGCTGAAAAACAAGAATATCGCACCATTACAAGGTAAGCCGCTAATTAGGTGGATTACTGATGCAGTTTTAGAATCAGAATGTTTTGATAACGTTATTGTTTCTACAGACTGTGACGATATCTTTAATGCGGTCGCAGACTTAGATGTAGAGAGACATGTAAGACCAGATCATCATGCGACTGTGTCAGCTACTGTTTTAGACGCGATGATGGATTTGATGGATGAATTAGAACCATATGAAACATTTTCTTATTTTTTACCAACCTGCCCATTTATTTCTCCCGATGATATTAAGAAAGGTATTACTAAGCTACAAGACAGACAGTGTGACTCAGTTGTCAGCATGACTCAGATTCCAGAAACTCTACAATTAGCATGTCTAATGAGCGAGGATAATGTGCTGCCCGTGTTTGACAACCTAGAATGTGGTTTAACAAATAGTAAATTTATAAAGAAATACTATAAGCCTTCAGGAGGATTTTATATGGGATTGTGGAATTATCTAAAGGAACATAAAAATTTCTTTAGTCGTAAAATTAAAGGTGTAATGATTCCACCAAAAAGATCTGTGGACATTAACACTATTGAAGATCTTAAATATGCGGAGTCAATCATATGCTAAAGACTTTAACAGATGATACATCAATACCAGATATGATAAATACCCTTTCGTCAGACGGTGTGTTTAAAATAGACAATTACTTAAGTGGAGAGATTCTTCAAAAGCTACATGATGATGTTTTGGATAGATGCACAAATGAAGCTGGGTATTATGAATTTGGAAGAAATTACAGAGGTGAGGGTATATTCACCTACCCAATAAACGGACCTATCTTTCAAGTATATACTAATCCTTGGATGCAAGAATTACATGCACAGTACACAGGAAGCACAAATCAATATGGAATGAATGTATTTGCAACACATGACTATAAATATGAAGGAGAGTTAGCAAGAAATGGATGGATGCATTTTGATAGACACTGGAGATTGAAATTCTTTATATATCTTACAGACATCGATAAATCGTCTGGAGCCTTTAGTTGTTCTGTTGGTAGTCGTGGAAAAGGTTCAGAATTAAGACAAATAGGATGGCACGATTTGCATAATGGAAAATACGATTCTGTCAGAAATAGAATTGAGCTAGATTATCCAGAGTTATTAGACCAATACTCCTGCGAGCCAGTAGAGGCTCCTGCAGGCACCCTAATCGTATTCGATACTGATACCTTCCATATGGGAGGTAAATGCGATGAAGGTAAAGAGAGACTTATTGTGAGGTTGCATTGTGGATAAAATTAAATTTTTAGATCTTGGTAGACAGCCTATAGCTAATGGTTTTTTAGATAACACGGAAGATTTTGAAAACGAATTCTTCTATGATCTGTCTGTAGGCTATGATATTGACACTGGTCTCATTACACAAATGGACTATGTAGACAAAGAGCGTATGTTTAACGATAGTTATGCATATAGAGGATCTATGTCTAAAACTATGAGGGAACACTTCAAGAAACTTAGTGATTCTCTTAAAATAGATTTAGATAACGACCCTAAAGTATTAGAAATCGGTAGCAATGACGGTGTCTTTCTGAAGAATTGGTGTCAATATAGTACATTCGCAGTAGAGCCATGTGGGAACTTTGCAGAAGAAACTAACAACTTGGGGTATAAAACATATCCTGAGTTTTGGAATATGGAGACATCTAATAAGATTTTACAAGATCAATATGCCATGGACTTGGTGTTTGCCGCTAATTGTATGTGCCACATACCAGATCTTGATGAAGCATTTAGTGCTGTAAGTAACATTCTTACAGATCATGGCTTATTTGTTTTTGAAGACCCTTCAGCAGTAAATATGATTTCTACGAATTCTTATGATCAGATCTATGATGAGCATCCACATATATTTTCAGTCATAGCACTTGAGAAAATTCTCAACCGAAACAATATGAGCATTGTTCAGGTGGAACATGTTAATGTACATGGCGGCTCTAATAGAATCTATGCTAAAAAGGGCTTAAATAACGAACAACATGAAAGCGTAGCCGCGAACTTACATTTTGAAAAAAGTATGGGCTTAGACAATATATCTATTTTTAATGAGTTTGCATATAATGTTTCTCAATCAAAACAAGAACTACTAGCCATGCTGGACAAATTTAAAAACAAAAACAAGAAAGTTATTAGTTATGGTGCCACCTCTAAGTCTACAACTGTATTTAATTATTGCGGAATTGGTCCTGATCTGATAGAATATATAACAGATACAACGCCAGAAAAACAAGATAGATATTCACCAGGAACTCATATCCCAATTATATCTCCTGAGAAGGGTTTTGATAATAGTGTAGACTTTGCATTCCTCGGAGCTTGGAATTTTGCGGAAGAAATCAAAAAGCAAGAAACGAACTTTACGGGTAGATTCTTTACTCATATTCCCTATGTAAGATTTGTATGATATGACATCATCTTTTGAAGACATTCAATTTCATGAAGACGACAGAGCACAACGTCTATTAAATATTTTCGATGACATAAATGGGCAATTAAATATCTCATATGTCAATTCTACACAACATATTGTTGCTTGGCACAGACATAACATTCAAACAGATTATTGGTACTGTATTAAAGGTTCTTTTAAGGTAGGACTCGCATATCCAGATGGACATGTTGAATGGGAATATCTATCAGATAAGAACCCAAGAGTATTAAAGATTCCACCTCCAATATACCATGGATATAAAGCACTAGAGCCAAACTCTATACTTATGTATTATTTGACAGAGAAATACAACCCTGAAGATGAAATTAGGGCACAGGTAGGAGATTTTGGAGAATCTTGGGAAGCAGAGAATAAATGAATTATATAGGGAGAGCATGAGCCATGCATATAAAATACGATCAAGTTTGGGAAAACTTCTTAAGACATAATTATTTCCCCACATACTTAAGAGATATTAGAGAGATAGAATTTTCCGAAATACAATCTTGTGTACTTAACGATGAATCAAAAACTTCTGATCTGATACTGGATCTGTTGGCTGGAGACCTTCTTATTATAAAGAATGTATTAAGCCTAGAAGAAACTAGCAGAATAAAAGATGTTGCACACAAATACGGTCAAGACACCCCAGTTCAAGATTTCTCAGAAACTTCTCCAATACCTAACTTCCATTGTAAATCACATGGGGGTCAAGTAAAAGATGGTTATGATGAAGTTGGTCATGCTTATTTTTTCTATAGATGGAATGAAGATGAGTTAGGAATTTTTTCTACCATAGATAGACTTTGGGATATCGTAAAGATTTTTAATGGTATCGGTACGGAGGGTATTAAGAATAATCTTCCTAAAGACAAAATTATAGACAGAGTACAATTATTACACTATCCAATTAATACAGGTGAAATAACTACACACTGCGATGTGTCTAGATGGCAAAAGACTAATATAGGAATTAACCTTACTGAACTAGGAAGAGACTTTGACTCAGGCGGATTTTATTGTTTAGATAAAAATGAGCAAAGGGTCAACGTTGAGGCTAAAGTTAAAACTGGTGATGCTGTTTGTTGGATTCCTACAGTTTTTCATGGAGTAGAAAAACCCACTAGTAATGATGATATCGACTGGTCTACACCAGAAGGAAGATGGCAATTATTAGCTTTTGCTATTCAATCTAAAATTATTGAAGATAGGGTAGTTTCTATTAGTTATGACAACTTTAAAAAAGATCCGGAGAAAGTTCTAGAAGGATATATGTTTAATGGAAAAGAATATGAAGAATGTTTTAATTACCGGAGGTCTTGGGCACATAGGCTCTAAGCTAATACGAGAATTAACAAATAATTATAACGTGACGGTGGTAGACGATTTTCATACTCAAAGGTACTGCTCGTTATTTGACCTAGCTAAACCTATTAATTTTATAGAATCTTCATTTGTTGACACTCCAGAAGATATCATAGAAAAATCAGATATAATTATACATTTGGCAGCTATCACAAATGCCTCTAAAAGCTTTGGTAATAAAGATTTAGAAGATGTAAACATACAATACACAAAAGAGTTTATAGACAAGTGTACTGATATAACAAATGGTACTTTTATTTTTCCTTCGTCCACTAGTGTTTATGGAGTTGCGTCTGAACTAGTGACAGAAGACAATGATGATTATTTAAATCCACAAAGTCCTTATGCTGAATCTAAGATAGAAATAGAGAGATATCTGAGCACAAAAGACATTAACCATATAATTCTTAGGTTCGGAACTATATTTGGATGTAGTCCGGGTATGAGATTTCATACTGCTATAAATAAATTTTGCTATCAGGCTGCGTTGCGTGAACCTTTAACGGTTTGGGAACAGAATTATGAACAATATAGACCATATCTTGGAATAAACGATTGTATTAGAGCTATTAATTTATTCGCAAATAGTGACATAAAGAACCAAACATATAATGTAATAACAGATAACTTCAAGCTTTCTGAAATAATTGATTATATTAAAAGCGTGACTCCTATTGATTTAAATATGGTTGACACTCCTCTGATAAATCAATATTCATACAAGGTCAATGTTGACAAACTTCTGTCGTTAGGATTTGCACCTCAAGATTCTTTACATAAAGAGATATCTTCTACAGTAGGGATGCTAAGATGCATAAAAAACTATTAATATCGGGCGGATCTGGCAGATTCGCTAGTGAAATTATCAAACAAAACACAGCGTATGAAATCTTGGCACCCGATAAGCAAGAAATGGATATAACGAATTTAGACAGTGTAAATAAAGTTGTTGATGAATTTAATCCGGATATCTTCTTGCATCCTGCGGCTCTAACTAGGCCGATGGTAAAGCACTTAGAGCACCCAGAAATTAGTATTGAAGTAAACATTATAGGCACAAGTAATATTTGCTTGTCTTGCATGGAAAGAAATATCAAGTTAGTATATATTTCAACCGATTATGTCTACCCCGGAACGGAAGGTAATTATAAAGAAACTGACGCATTGCTACCTGTGAATTTATATGCATGGTCGAAACTGGGAGGAGAGTGTGCCGTACAGTTGTATGAAAATTCATTGATACTGAGAACATGCATGACAGAAAGACCATTTGTTCATGAAAAGGCATTGGTTGATTCTCAAAAAAGCCTAATGTATATTGATGAGGCCGCTAATATTTGCTTGCAACTTTTGAGTCAGCAAGGTATAATCAATTTAGGTGGAGAATCAACTAATTCTTATGATTTTATAAAAGACGAAAGACCAGAAGTAAAAAAGATATACAGAAAAGACATACTAGATGTTAACATGGCAATTGATAGCAGTATGAACTTAAACAAATTACAAGGGGTTTTAAATGAAAATTAATTTAGGTTGTGGTTCTACACCGCTTAAGGATTATACTAATGTAGATATGGATACCCTTGAAGATCTTAGGGTTAGATATCCTAATAGAGAATTTTCCGATGACATTGTTATAGAACAGTGGGATATATTCAATCTTCCTGTAGAAGCTGGTTCTGTAGATGAAGTAAGAGCAGATTGCGTTTTTGAACATTTAAATTTCAAACAGGAGCAATTGATCTTTGAGGAATCTAAAAGAGTTTTAAAGACTGGTGGTCTATTAAACATCTCCGTCCCAAATTTTGAGACTCTTGTTAAGCAATGGCTTGAAGCTGAAGATGATTGGAAAGATTGGTACAGAGACGACGACCAAGCTATTGATGAAAATCATTGGTTTGGCACCTATGAATATTCATTTAGTAACAGGTGGGGTTATTCTACTGCATGTATTTTTGGTAGTCAAAATGGAGAAGGCCAATATCACAAAAATTGTTACACGGTAGGTAAACTTAGGAAAATCTTTGAGCATTTAGGTTTTGAAGTTGTGCATGAGTCGAGCTATGATTGGCCACGAGGTGATGCGGACATCATAAAGATGATAGGCAAAAAAATATGAGCTTAAGAGATAAATTCACTCTGATCATAACAGTGCATGAAAGGCAACAATTTATAGGATCTCTTTTAGACTATTATTCGGACCTTCCTTGTGATATCATAGTTGCAGATTCTTCGACAAATGTTTGTCAAGTCGCAGAGCAACCTCATGTAAAAGTAATCCATTCTCCGGGTGAGTTATATTATAAAAAGATGGTTGATATTCTATCGGATATTAAGACTCCATTTGTACTAGAACTAGCTGATGATGATATTATTTTTAAAGAAGCTATACATGAATGTGTTAACTTTTTAGAAGATAATCCAGACTACAGTTTTATAGATGGAATGTGGCACAATAAGTACGAACAACAAACTGCTTATTTCATTGAGTCAAATTTTTATTCAGACGATCCTATAAAAAGAATTGAAATGTGTCTGAATGAACAGTGGAAGGCACCTAATCATTCGGTCGTCAAGACTGATGTTTTGAAGAAAAATTATAGCTTTGAGTTTGAAAATGAAATACTTTGGCCAGTGCGGTGGTATGATAAAATATGGATGTTTTTAGCTTGTTTTGACGGCAACTATAAAGCTTTGCCAATTCCTTATGGCGACAGGAGAAGCGAAAGACTAATGAACACGTTGCATAGTAATTATCCAGAAAAACTTAGAAAGGATACGATGTGGAAAGAAATATTACTTGGTGACAATCTGAAACCTCTAATTGACTTCTGCGTCAGCAAAGGGTATGATAATGAATGGTCAGAAGATTTTGTTAGAAGAGTGGCGGCTGGAGTTCCATCATGAATGAGATAAAGGATAAACTTACAATAATAATACCTCTTAAGGGTAGGGATTATGCCACCAAAAGAATACTTGACAATATGTCTTCAGATAATATCCCATTTAAAATACTATTAGCAGATGGTAGCGGTCAAGACAAAAGCGATTTGTGTTCTAATGAGCAGTATCCTAATTTAGACATATCATATATTGATTTTGGTGAAGACAAAACAGTACACGATTTTATGCACAAGCTGTATAGAGCATCCTGTATGGTGGACACTCCTTTTACAGTGCTTATAGATAATGACGATATTGTATCTTTAGATGGCTTATGCACCGCAGTGGAGTTCCTCACTAATAATGAGGAATACGTGAGTTTTAGAGGTGCGTTATTGGAGAGAGGAACGAATGATAACTACCATACAAGCAAAGATTCTATTGTTAATGATAAGATTCTTGACAGAGTATCATTAGACTTGGTAGGAAAAGATGCCGCTTGGCAAGATGTGACTAGGACAAACATTGTCCAAAAGTTATATGAATTATTGTTTAAGTCGGGTACAGAAGATTTAATGCTAACATTTACTATTGATGCTAGCTTCCGGTTAATATATGGAAAGAATCATAGAGATTTTAACTGTCCATTGGTTTATCATATACATGGAGACAGTTTAGTGATGGGCAGATCGGATTGGTTTGGATATAAAGGTTGGTTTAAATCGCCGCATATTGATGAGACTTTGGGTCTGTATGTCAGTACTATAGCTAATGGTATGAATAAGAAAGATGGCGTTCCGCTAGCAGAAGCTAAAAGAGACTTTGCTGAATTTCTATTAGGTGACATTTGCGACCATAGCACAATTGATATCAACAAAGAAGACAAGGTGTTAGAAGCGATAGAGATGTCTTTAAAATACGACAAGTTAGTGGGTGAGGTGTTATGATTAATCTAGTCAATATAAATCACTACAAGATAGACACATCTAGGTTTTCAAATTTATTACATGATAGTATCGTAAATGAATTTGAAGCAAGGTTTGCTGAATATGTGGGTGGAAAATATGCATGTTCTGCAAATAGTTCATCCAGCCTATTGATGCTATCACTGCTGCGTCTAGAATATAATAAACCAAATGTTGTTTCAATTCCTAGCATAATGCCTCCAGTTGTTCCTAATATTTTAGTTAACACTAATACGGCGATAAATTTTACGGATGATATTTCGTGGGTTGGGCACTCCTATCCCTTCCATACTAATGTTATAGATTCTGCACAAGAAGTCACAAGAAATCAATGCTCCGACATGGAAGATTATATTGTGATATATAGTTTTTATCCAACAAAACCTGTCGGTAGTTGTGATGGTGGCATGGTTGTATCAGACTCTAAAGAAACCATAGATTGGTTTAGGTCGATGACTATGAATGGACGTGATACAGATGGAAATCACATCATGCCTGGGTTTAAATGTCATTCTAGTTCTATACAAATGTATCTTGCTGATCAGAATTTAAATAAACTGGATGAGAAAAATGAAGCCCTTGATTACATCAGTGAGACTTATAATAAGGAGTTGGGCTATGAGAATACCAGCAGACATTTATACCGCATAAACGTAAGAAACAACAAGAATTTTGTTGACGAAATGAAAAAGCATGGTATTATATGTGGCATACACTATGAGGCTTGTCATCATATGTCACATTTTGCTACTGACACGGTACGTAGCCATTGCGATTTTAATGACTTGACTAATTCCGACAAAGAGTCTAAAACAACCGTAAGCATTCCTTTTCATGAAAAGTTATCTATGCAAGATATTAGAAAGGTAATTGAATATGTTAACAAATTGGAAAGCGTTTGAAGACCCAGAAGGTATGTTGGTTCCTATTGAATTTGATAAATTACCCTTTGTTCCCAAGAGATTTTTTTATGTCTGTGACATTCCAAAAGGCGAAGAGCGTGGCAGACATGCTCATTTTGAAACACAACAAGTTTTGATATGTGTCAAAGGTAGAATACTTGTAAAACTACACGATGGCACAAGATTAGAATCAATAATGTTACACCCAAATCAGTCTGTATTTGTAGATAAGTTAGTTTGGGATTCACAGGTGTATTTAACAGGAGATGACATGCTTATGTCTATATGTTCTACTCCATACGATAAGAAAGATTATATAGAAGATTTTGATTCGTTTTTGCGATTATTAGATACTACTTTTACATTGAGGGAGAACGAAGGATGAGCAAGCTTCATGATGTTGTTGAAGAAACGCTGATAGCATACGGCGGCAAATCTTTTATAAATGTAATGATGTTTGGGCACGATGAAGAGACTGAACAGATAATTAATAATTGTCCATCGGCCTATTTTCAAACATCTGTAACAAATGCAATAATGCATGGGGCTGTTGATGTCATTGTTTGTGTCAACAATGCAACAAAAGAAGATATTGATAAGATTAGCGATCTAGTAAAAGCTCAATCTGCTGATACTGTTATTATTGAAGAAAGCGAAGGTGGTGCATTGTCAACGATCCATCAAAATAAATATGAGCACTTTACTTGTCTTGACAATAAGACCCCTCATGTGATAGTATACAGTAATACATCTGAAGTTATCTCCGTTGTCGAGACATGTCCTTCTGAAGAAAACGATATACATTTTGTGTCAACTCAAAGTGCTAGATTATCAAATGTACCGTTTACTATTGTTGGAGGAGCTGCTCCCGCTTTTTATTCAGATGATTTTGAAGATGATTCTTTAGATTTTGACAATAAAGGATATGAAAATTGAGAATTTTAATTGCTGGTGGTACAGGTTTTGTTGGTAAGAACTTAACAGAATCCTTATCTAGAACGTATGGAGAAAACAATGTCACTGCTGTTGGACAAAAGGATGGCAATTTAACTTCTGTCTATGAATTTTCTAAGGTTATGTATAAGCATAGACCAAATGTTTTAGTTCATGCTGCAGGCTTTGTTGGTGGTATTGGCTTTAATGCGGAAAACCCAGGTTTAATGATTAAGAATAATCTAGCTATGGGTCTAAATGCAGTAGAGCAAGCATTAGAATACCGTTGTAAATTGGTTATGCTCGGCACGGTTTGTGCTTATCCAAAGTTTACCCCTGTTCCATTTAAAGAAGAGGATTTATGGTCGGGGTATCCTGAAGAGACCAATGCTCCATATGGAATTGCCAAAAAGACTATAATGAAAATGGTCGAAACATACCATGAACAGTTTGGATTAAATGCTGTCAACTTAATTCCAGTCAATATGTATGGGCCACATGACCACTTCAATACTTCCACTAGTCATGTTATTCCAGCACTCATCCTTAAAGTACTTCGTGCTAAGAAATATAACACAGAACTGGTGGTGTGGGGTGATGGATCAGCTTCTCGTGAGTTTCTATATGTTGAAGATCTTGCGGAAGCGGTGGTGCAAGCTATCGAAAACGATCCTGGTCCTGAGCCAATCAATATTGGTACTGGTTCAGAAATCACTATTCGTGACCTTGTTACAAAAATATGCGACATAATAGAATTCAAAGGTGACATTGTTTGGGATGACTTTAAACCAAATGGTCAACCTAGAAGATGTTTAGACACAACAAGAGCAAAAGATAGACTAAATTTTGAATCTAATATCGGATTAGATAGCGGATTAAAAAAAACAATTAATTGGTTCGTAAAAAACTACAATATCAACACTGAGTGTTGTAATAGCGAGGTAAAATGTAATGAACAGTAGAAATATCGGATTTTATATACCAATCGTTAGCGAAGAAGATATCAATATGAATATTTTCAATTCGTTAAATACAGCAGTACAAAATGGCGATGTCCGAGATGCTACTGTGTTTTTTAATGATTTAGCTTTTAATCCAGTGACACCTAAGTTTAGTATGATGAATGCCTCAGAGATTTGGTCGTTTACTGGGAATCTATTGTCAACTTCTTTAGACGGCTCCTTATTAGCTATGGGAATCGTTAACAAATTTGATCTTTTCCATGTATACAGAGCAGATGCAAACAATGATTTCTTTAAATTACTAATGGTTTCTGAAAAAGTAAAGGTTGTTACTATGAACGATACAGACACAAAAGAGTTCAAGCGAATTACTGGTCAAGACCCAGTCATTCAATTTGAAGACTTCAGTATAAAAAGTATTTTAGAAGGAATAAAAGATGAATGAATTAGAATCCAAGATGATTGAGATGTATGAAAAGGGTATGAGTCCTGGAAGCATAGCTAAACAACTAGATACATATCCAAATAAAATTCGGCGGTTGTTACAAAAACAGGGAAAGCAATTAAGAGACAGTAGTGAGGCACAAAAGAATGCTTTAAAAACCGGGTCCGCTAAACACCCTACTGCTGGCAAGGTCAGATCTAAATCTGATCGTATGAAGATTAGCGGAGGTATGATGGATTTTTGGGATAAAATGAGCGAGAAAGAAAAGAAAAGAAGAACACAAATCGCTAAGGAAAATTGGGAGTCGATGAGCGATGAGCAGCGTCACAAGATGAATCAGTTAGCCTTTGAGGCTATACGTAAGGCTGCTAAGGAAGGATCTAAATTAGAACGGGTTATTTTAGACACATTAGAGTCAGAGGGTTACAGAGTTGATTTCCACAATAAAAATTTAATTCCTACTCAAAAAATGGAAATTGACCTTTACATACCTGAACTTAAAGTTATAATAGAGGTCGATGGTCCTTCTCATTTTTACCCAATTTGGGGTGTGGAGAATTTGAACAAACAAATCGAATTTGATTCAAAAAAAGAAGGGGTACTATTGAGTCGCGGATTTGTAGTGATTAGAATAAAAGCTGTTAACGCTCTTTCGTTAAAGAGAAAGGATGATATGCTAGAGAATATTTTATCACACTTAGCTAAGATAAAGGCAAAGTTTCCACCAAAGTCAAAACGTTTAATAGAGATTGAGGTATAAATATGGTAAAGAAAAAGGATAGTTATGATACAGATTTGTTTGAAGAATTGGGAATAGCAACAATGGAAGAGGATAGTGAAATGCAAGATCAAGCTTTAGAATCTGCACCAGACCCCACATCACCAGAATGGAATGATTATGTGATGGGGTACTTTCAGGAAGATGAGCTGATTGATGGGAGACCTTTAGCGGCTGGACTAAGACGAGTCGCAGAATTGGTCATGGGTCCAATTGTTGAAAGCGGACCTACACAGGTTTTTCCACCTCAAAGTGATAATGTTCCCGGTAGAGCAACTGTTATCTGGAAGATAAAATTTGAAAACGGTAATACGTATTCAGATGTAGCGGATTGCTGGGAAGGCAACACCGATAATAAATATGTAGCATTTTCAGTAGCAACGGCTGCAACTAGATCAGAGGCTCGTGCTTTAAGAAAGGCATTGAAAATTAGATCTGTTTCTGCAGAAGAGTTAACAGAAAAAGATACTTCTAAAATTGTTAGAGACACAGTTCAAGTTAAAGAAACTACGAAAGGGGATTATGATGATA